CGGCGTAGTTTTTACTGCGACAGGGCCAGGAACTGGGGACGGAACCGCCTCGACTACAAGCAACTTCCCTGCCGAGTGGGTCAAGGGCTGGGCGTATCTTGACGGAACTACCTATGTCATGGGAAAAGATGCCTACATTCACGGTTCTGACACAGCCGTAGGAATGAACAGGCCGGATCTGTGGGTAGACTTGCTCAATACTATCGGTGCGCAGATCGAGCCAGACGCAGGCGTCTGCCTGGCGAAGCAGCTGGTCTACGTCCTCGCCCTTAAGGAGTGGTCAACCGAGGTGTTCTACGATGCGCAGAATCCTCCCGGCGCCTCTCCTCTCGCTCCGGTGCAGGGGGCTAAGATCAACTACGGTTGTGTAAGCGCAGATACCGTGCAGGAAATTGACGGTATTTTGCTCTGGCTTGCGACAAACAGATCTTCCACTGCACAGGTAATCTTAGTCGAGAATCTCAAACCGACCGTCGTGTCTACCAAAGCGATTGAGCGCTTGCTCGGAGAGGCTGATTTTAGCTCCGTCGCCTCCTTCGGCTTGAAGTACGAAGGCCACAGGTTCTACGGGCTAACGCTGAAAAACAATAACCTGACCCTAGTCTACGACCTAGCCGATAGAATGTGGAGCCAGTGGACAGGGCCTACTGGGGACTATTTTCCCTGCATCGCCAACACCTACCTGGCAGGAACTGGCCGTGTCCTCCAGCACGAGACGAATGGAAAGTTGTACAAGATGGATTCAGAATACACTTCCGACGACGGGCAGGTTATTACAGTAGACCTCTACACACCGAACTATGATGGCGATGTGCGCAGGCGAAAGCAGGTTACCATGATGGAGTTTATCGGCGACCGTGCAGCTGGCAGCGTCCTCCAAGTTCGTTTCAATGACGCCGACTACGTTCCAGATAAGTGGACTAACTTCCGCTTTGTAGATATGAATGTGCCGAAATCGACGCTGACTAATTGCGGCACTTTCCTTCGCAGGGCTACCCATATCCGCCACGCTTGCGATACGCGTCTCCGCATCCAGGCGATTGAACTCCAGCTGGACATTGGGACACTCTGATGGCCATTACAAAGTTCCAGCCGCCTCCCACCTACGCTATGCCGGTGATTGAGGATAAGCGGACGAAGCAAAGTGTCTTTAATCCTATCTGGCTGAAGTGGTTTTTAGACCTGAGCCAGAATCTAGGGACTACAGGAGCTGGTTCTGGTTCTGGCAGTGTTACTTCTGTGAGCCTAAGCCTCCCGTCGCAGTTTAGCGTGTCCGGCTCCCCTGTTACAACTACGGGGGTGCTTACCGCAACTTGGGCCACACAGGCAGCAAACAGGTTTTTCGCGGGGCCAGCGACAGGCGCGGCGGCAACACCTACTTTTCGTGCCTTGGTTGCAGCTGACACTCCAGACCTCGTACCTTACACGACGCCTGAGGATGCAAACACATGGACAGGTTTCGCAGACCCTGCGAGCATAGTGCAGAGCTACGACAGCACAGCACGTACGATCACGATTACTGCGCCTCCAGGAGAGTTAGTCTACTACTGGCAGGGGCATAAGCGCACCTTAGGCGACGGGACAACCTGGACTTCCTCCGCGCACACTGCTACCAATGGAGGCTGGTTTTTGTTGTCTACAGACGGGACTAATATCACATGGTCTTCGGTTCCGTGGGAGTTCTATGACTTCATGCTCGCCTTTGTTTACTACGGGGTTGCTGATAAGTTCTCTCTTCGAGAGACACATGGGCTGATGGACTGGAATGCCCACCAGGAGTTTCATGAGACTGTGGGAACTTACTTAGCTTCCGGCGGAGACCTAAGCGGATACACCCTGTCCTCCACCGTTGCAGCTAATCGCAGGCCTATGGTGTCTTCAACGGTGGTTAAGGATGAGGACCTCCTATCCACTAATGCTACCTTGACTTCCTCCCTGTACACCAAGACCTTTCTGGCGGGGGCGGGGACTAATAACTTCACAGTTGAGACTGCCGACATAGTCCCTTTGCTCGGCAACAACCCGTACTGGAATCAGTTCACAGGCGGCGCATGGGTGCAGACCTTGATGGTCAATAACACGTACATGTGCGTGTGGCTTATAGCCGTGCCTTCTGCTGCGGACACTACGAGCCAAAAGTATCGCTATATCTGGATGCAGGGGCAGGAGAATGGGACGTTACTAGCAATGCAGGCTAAGACCCCCACTGACCTGAACAAGGGCTCCTTTACAAACCTCTTCACGGAGTTCGTGTTCATAGGTAAGTTAATTCTGCGGTTCACTGCAGCCAACTGGACAATTGTGCAGGTGGACAAGTTGACCGGCACACGAGTTAACCAAGGCGTTACGTCGTCTGGGTACCTCTCCTCGGTTACAACTGATACAACCCTGAGCGGGGCAGGTACAGGCGTGTCCCCGCTAAGCGTGGTGAAGTCACCTCCTGTCACGATTGCAGCAGATTACACAGTGCTGAGTACTGACCAGTGGATCATCAATAATAAAGCATCCGCCTGCGTGCTGACGCTTCCTTCTGCTGCTACCTGGCCGGGGCGTGCTATCACTGTGCAGAATTACCAAGCTTTCACTGTTACGTCCGCGTCAAGTAATGTAGTTCCCGAAGGAGGCGGCGCTGCAGGTACAGCAATCCTGCTTGGTGCCACAGGTAGCTGGGCTACACTAGTCTCCGACGGGACTAATTGGGTGATAATGCAAGCAGCTGGTAATAGTTTATTGCTAGAGTAACGACATTTACTAACAAACGAAGGAGCTTTATGAGCTACGGATCAGATTCTTACGGCGGCGCCGCAGAAGGCGTAAACGGGGCAAGCTTTGGAGGGAGCACTTCTTCCGGCGGTGGCGGAGGCTGGGCTAACTACGGCCTGCCCGATACTAATTTCTCGAACCAAGGATTGACTGCTCAGCCGGATACGTCGCCTGGGTATAGTTTCGGTTCGCAGCCTGGCTACGGCATCAACCCAGGCGGGTACGACATTAGCGGGGGGCTAGGCAGCCAGGTCTCTGGTATGCAAGGCTACGGGGACTATGGGCTGACTCCGGATTACGGGCTGACTTCTCAGTTCAGTCTTGGTCAACTTGGCCAGGCGAACTACGGCTTCCAGCCCTCCGGCTACGAGGGGATGCAGGCGCAGGTTAGCGGACCCGCAGCTGGGTACGGGCTGAGTACCCCCCAGGCAAACAACGGTTTTGGAGCACGAGAGGAGCCTGGGTTCTGGGGGTCAAAGGCGCAAAAGGTTATGAGTATGTTTGCGCAGCTGAACCCAGTGACGAGTCTAATCAATGGCGGGCTGCAGATTGCGAATGCACAGGATCCGGTGAAGGCAGGGGTACAGGCTCTGCTTGGGACCTTGGGGCCAGTAGGCCAAGTGGCGAACATTAGCTACGGAGCTGCTACATCCAAGAACCCTGCGGGCTACCTTGCAGGGACTGCAGGGATGACTGGCGCTGGAATGGTTGGCGGGGCTATCGCAGGTTCGGCAGGCGCCCAACTCGGCCAGGGTCTTATGGGCGAGGCACTTGGGCAGGCAGGTCGGCAGGAAGCTAGCATCGGGCCGTTTGGCTCTGGCAGTCCGATGGCAGCGGGCATACAATCAGCTCAGGCAGGCGGTGGGCAGGCGGGTTCGCAGCAAGGCGGTGGTGGGCGAGACTGGACGGACACGGCGTTGAAAGTCGCGTCAGGGCTATATGGTATGTACCAGGCGAATCAGCAGAAGCAGCTAGCACAGCAGGCCATTGGAGGGTCGGCTCCCTGGACAGCCCAGGGCGGGAATGCTGTAGCAGGCCAGGAATTACAGCGCGTGATTCGAGGCGACCTAGCAAGCGACCCAGGGTTTAAGCTGGCGCAGCTAGCCGCAGCTCGCACATCGGCACAGCAGCCCGGCGGGTTCGCAGCATCTGCAGCAGCTAATGCAGCTCTGCGGTATCAAAACGAGCGGATACAGACTCTTGGCGCGCCAGCTGGTGTCGGGTTTAACCCAGCGGCGGGATACCAGACGGCGCTGTCTGGCCAGCAGCAAGGTATTAACACAGCGATGGCGGGGATGGCGGAGATCGGAGCCGGTGCGACGGGCAACACTTCCGGCACAGGCATAAACACTATGCCGCCTTGGTTGCAGCAGTACTTGATCAACAACAATATGAGGGGTGGTTAAAATGCCTCTATATGGAGCCACAGCTGGCATACTGGCCCAGCAAGAAGCTAATCGACAGTCCCTAGATGCGGGGTTAAGCGCCCAGCAAAAGATCGGGGATCTGGCGATGCTGCCCGCGAAGTTTATGAAAGGCGTGGCTGATGCTAGGCTAAGTGAAGCACAGGCCACCTCAGCAGAGTTGGGGGCGCAGGCAGCCCAGACTTTGCAGATGACGCAGATGCGGTACCTGGAGACGCGGCGGGAAGCGGCGGCGCGCAAGCAGTTGTCCGACGCAGCAGCGGCTTCGGGAAAGTTGGCTACGGTTGCAGACCTGCCCGGCAGCGGTTCCGTTACGCAAGCTTCCCAGGCGGAAGATCTGGAAAAGTTTGCAGACTTTGCTTCGGACACGCTGCCTCCGGTTGCCTTGGCTAAGGTGCGCGGAGAGATCGCTACGATCCGGCAGCGGGAAGCGGCCGGAGCTGCAAGCAACGCGTCTGCGGGGTTGAATAACTACAAGCAAGAAGTCGCACGGTTCGAGACCGTCGGGAATCTAGCAGGCGCTGCGGCTCTTAGCGAAGCGAACTATCATGCCATGATGATGAGCCCTCAGCGAGCGCTGCTGCCGAAAGAGCTGACGGGGAACTATCGTACTGACGCACCGGTACTTCGGATGATTGAGCAGGCTAGTCAAGACTCGATCAAGCGCGCGAAGCTTAATCAAGACATACTAGACGCGGAGTCGAAGCGGCGGCTAGACCAGGCGAACCAGGGGCGAGTTGCTGCGACGATTGATAATCTAAAACTGCGCAAGACTCAGCTTACTCAAGATATTAGCATGGCCACGAAGTCTGGCGGGAAGTACAGCCCTGAAGCGATCGAGCTGAAGAAGGCTCAGATTGCTAATCAGAAGAGCCTGCTGGAAGCACGCAACCAGAAGACGGCGCCTCCGATGCCACTTGATCCGGCTTTGATTGAGGTCGGTAAAACCTATACTGGTGCAGGTGGAGTGAAGTATGACATTGTGGGCCTAGACGCGAAAGGGTTGCCGATCGGCAGGCTTCACGTCCAGGGGGCATTTACCGAACCCGCAGAAGCTACCGCTCCAGCCGCAGAAGCTACTGACTACGCTGACGTAA